TAACGCGCTTTTTATAACCCTGTACTCACTCACTCACTCATGAGTATAAGGATCTTGATCCTTCATATTGCTCACTCACCATGCCCTTCCGCTGGCAAGGCAAATATTTGTTCCTCACATATCCCCGTTCAGATTTTAGTTTAGATGAGTCGTTACATTTCTTTAGAAGCCAAGCAAAGCAAGCTACGTTCATCAGAGTCTCCTCAGAACGACACGAAGACGGTTCCCCCCATCGACATGTCTTCATCGCTTTCGACAAGCGATTCAGCTTCACAAACGAGCGTCGATTTGACTTTAGAGAGCGACACCCAAACATCCAGTCCCGGGTCGATAACCCCGCCGCCTGCCTCGACTACGTCTCGAAGGATGGGGTCTTCGTCGACTACGGTTCCGTACCCGACTTTAACACGTCAACGAGCGAACCTCGAGAGTCCCGAAACCAACTTTGGGGACGACTTCTGGATGAGGCAACCAGTGCCAGCCACTTTTTGCAGCTCGTGCGGGAGAATAGTCCGTACGACTTCGCAACCAGGTAAGGATGATGATATGGAAGTGAATAGCGGAATAGCGTCTCTAACACCATATTGAAGGTACACACAACTCGACACCATGGCTCGGGCCGTATACCAACAACATACGCCCTACGTATCCGAGTATACCCATGAGGACTTCGAACTCCCCGACACGATCGAGAGGTGGATGGTGGAAGAATTCGATCAGGAGGTAGGTTTACTCATGTGAAGCTTCGATTAGCGGCGCTGAGGGCCCGCTACCCGCGGACCCGCGCATTAAAATATAATTGAGGTATCATGTTATTGATTACTGAATAGAGTTTCCTCTCTCTTTACAATTAGAACCGCCCCCTACGCCCAAAATGCCTCCTCATCGTCGGCGACTCTCGTACCGGAAAGACCTGCTGGGCGCGGTCGCTCGGGCACCATATCTACTTCCAGGGGCTCATCAACTTGGACAAGTTTGACCCCACGGCCAGCTACGTCGTCTTCGACGACTGCAAGATCAAGTGGATCACGAACTACAAGTCCTGGCTCGGGTGCGGGGGGGGAATTCGAGGCAACGGACAAGTACCGCGGAAAGAGAACTTTAGTTTGGCAGCGTAAATCCTGTATAGTTTTATGTAATAGAGGTTTGTTATGGGATTGGCGTGCTAGTGAGGAATATCGGGATGATAAGGATTGGTTCGACCATAATGTAATAATTTGTGATCTCAATAAAAAATTGTGGCGGTATGATGAATCATATTAAGGGTCCTTAAAGTACAAGTAGCGATCCACGCGAACGTCCACCAAGGGTAGTAGTGGGGTTCCAGACAATGCAAAGCCATACGGCATTGCATACCCCGTAATCATGTAAAAATTCCAACCCCTGAGACCGAACCCTAACCCGCCGGAACTATCAGACTCAAAAGTCTTACTACCCCTAAATTTCACCGTAATGTTTTTCTTATACAACGATGCCCCATTGGTGACTACCGTCCCAGCCCCAACGACAATACTCGGTGGGTTGATGGTTTTTGACCATTTCCGAATGACTCGTACGTTGTCACCGTTGAAGGTAGGAGCGGTGCCTCCGGAAGTCAGGAAGAAATTCGGTTGTGGGGAAATGGTGAAGTAGTTGTTAGGGGTGACACCTAGAGGTAAGATGTCGTTAGCAGCAACTATCCAACAATATAGTTGAACCGGTAAAACACCAGTGCCGGAGCCGTTCAATGAACGGACTCGATTCCAATCGATAAAGTATCGGAGCTTCGCTTTGAACAAGGGGTTGAAGAAGGTGTCACCGATGAGTTGGGTGGCATTGGTGCCGGACGCCGTACCGCCGCCGCCAATTTGGGCAAAGATGTTGGCGATGGTGTATTGTGATCCGGTGGAGTTGGAAGGGATAGGAGACCAGTTTTCCTCAAGGCGAACGTTCCGTTTGGTTTCCGTTGCCTTCATTATTTGCCGGTTGGCCACCGAGCGCACCATTTTCATGGTGGCTTTCGGAACCCGTCTCCTTCGGACGACTTTCCGGACCCTGCGCGTCGACCGGTACCGGCTCCGCCTCCGGGTGTAACGTTGGGGCATGGATTATGTAAGAGCGGCGAGATTGGAAGATGCCGGCGGAGGTTTCCACAATTGGGAGTGGCGCTTTGCGGGGCATGGGGTAAAGGGGTGAGCAAGGCGCAACTGTTACACAGCTCAAAAAAGCGCGGTAATATTA